CTTCCTTTCATTATCATCAGCCAACTTTTCTAAAGCTGATACTCTACTATTTAAGTGATCATATAAGCCTACTAGGTTCTCTAACGCACTAGGCTTCTTTTGCACTTCTTTCTTTTCTTTTAATTCTGTAGTCATATCTCCCTCTTTTTAAGACCTTACCCGTCTGCGGGGAGAGAAATCTTCCAGCAAACGGGCTCAGCCATTTTTATTTACTATGCTACTGTAAAGCCATTAGCATGACCTGATTGCCCTGATATGTACCAATAAGTACCATCACATACGAGTTCAATCCAATCACCTACTACATTATTAGTAGTTGCCGTTATTGTAGTCCCAGCCAAGGTTTCCCATGCCGTTGCTAAAAGAATACCACCTTTTATCAATGCAGTTCCTTCACTAGTTGCTACCGTACTGGCAGTAGTTACATCGGTTGCTATAAACTTAAACCTTAAGCCAGCTTTCACTGCAGGCAAAGTTATAGTCCGTGCGGCACTTCCACCATCCAATAAGTATGTTTTTCCACTATCACCCATATCTAAAGTATGAGATGAAGCAGAAGAATCATTCATATTGAATATGTACGAGTCAGTCTGATAACTGGCTTTTCCTGCTAACTTTGTTCCATTGCCATCAGCCATTATCTACCTCCTTATTGGTCAGCATAGACCACTGCAGTTGCAGTAGCACTACAGATCTGTCCATACATATACCATATACCAGCATTATTAACACACTTGAACCATGTGCCATTATCTACTGTTTTTAAGGCAGCTTTAGAATTACTACTGCCATTTGGTAATACAGGCACTAAGGCTTCAGTACCATCAGTAGTAGCATCAGTATCTAAGATGCTTAAACCACCAACAAAGTAGTTAGAATCAGATTGAGTATCAATCGTAATATCATGAGCCTCGGCAGCGGCTGCTGCATAAGCAAAATCAAAAGTCATTCCATCTATAACATCTGTAGGAAGCTTTATAGTTTTTGCAGCAGTATCTTGCATAATAACTGTTCCACCAGCATCTGATGATTTTAATGTTATACTTCCATTAGCAATTACACAAGAACCTACATCAATAGCATTATCTGCTTTATTTTGTCCATACATTGGATTCGCCATTACAAAACCTCCTTAGGTCCAGATTGCATGAGATTCGGCCATTTGCCATTCCATGCCACCTTCAGTTAGAATAAGATCTACTCTACGATCGACCCCGGAGTTCTCTAAAGTTTGAACCCCTACGTAGACTGAAGTGTCTCTGTTAATACCATTACCAACTAGTGGACGCCAGGCACAATTTTTCATATTGATACCAAGCATTTTCACTGCGCTTCCATCAAGGTGGATATTACGTGAAACATTCATATCTCCATAAGGAGTACTGAATGTAGAAATATCAACACCGAAGACTTTCTTTTTACCTGTAAGGGCAAGATCAGAACGGAAGTTGGATGAGATTTCAAGATTGTTCTTGAAGTATCCACCTAGCTTATGCAACCAATTATACACTTCTGTATTACAGAAGAATAATGTAGCAGAACTATTATTATACCTAGGGTCAACATAGTTTGACATATCATCTAAGAAGTCATCAGCTGTCTTAGTTGCTGTTGCTAAACTAAATGAATTACCATAGGTAGTAATATAGTCTACTGCACCTTGTGTATATTGATATCCATTCGTAGTGTCCTCAAGCTGTGAACCAAACAAGAGAGATGTTTCAAGATCCCACTTATGCTCAACAAGCTTCTCCTTCCAAATACGAGCCCATTCACTTGAGTCATATTTTAAAGAAGTTGCACGAGCAGTATTAGTCATTGCCATACTGGTTTTCCAGATCTGGGTCAGGCCAATGTTGGTTGAGTAGGGCTGATCTTTCCAGGTTTCTGGATATCCAGATCCCTCTTTAAAGGCAGAACCTACTACATATGAGCGAGCATCTTCAAGACCAGCTGTTGATCCTGATCCTGCAACAGACAGATTATATGTTGAATCTCCAGCGGGAGCTGCAGAATCAAAACCAGCTATTACATCGTGACCAGCATCTTTAGTCTTAACAACTATGCACTTCAATATTGCAGCTTCACCTTGTGCGTGTGCAGTCGGAGGATCTGTTGCTTCATCCTGAAGACTTACAACTGTATCAACACGAATTAAAGCATAAGAAGCTACTCTTTGGGCTGATGAAATAGCGGCAGTTGCATTACCAAAATTAACCTTTACCATCTGCCCTGGCAAGTAAAACTGTGGCTGAGTTCCTGCGCCACCAATTTTAACTTCTGTGCTTGAGTTATTATAAACACTAGTGATATTACCAGAATTTTTGTAATCTGCCATCATTTTGATGTATACAGTATTACCAGCAGTCTCGTATTTATCAAGCTGAGTATCTATATCCGTACCGTCAAGCGTTTCTACCCAAGTTGCATTATCATTTGAAACTGCAACAGGATAAGCATAACGCTTACTCCATGAAGGGCGTTTTTCAGCCCATTTGAACTGTGGGTCATCCACAGGTCTCTTCGCTACTTTACTTAAAAAGCGGAAGAATGGATCCTGAGCAATTGCCAGCTCAGATACACGATTACCAAAGTTATACTTTCTCCGAAGATCGCCAGTATCTAAACTAGTACTTGTTCCAGGACCAAGACCATCTACATCTGACACAGTCAGATTTGACTCAGGCGTAATTACACTTAAAAAATCTTGTGCTGCCATTTTCAGGTCTCCTTTCCTAATTACCCTCTATCAACTGCCCTTTCGAGCCTTCAAGTAGGGTTATGAAAGTTCGCTAGCGATCTATATTAAAGACTCTCTAGCCAAACAAGTTATCTATATCACCGTCAGAATCTACGAGTGCATCGAATACAGAATCATCATAGTTCTTATCGGTCTTAGCGCTATTAGCGCCACTAGCACTTGTTGGTATGTCTCTAACTTTCTTCATCTGGGTAAGCATATCTTTCTTTGTGCTTCTAGCTACATTACTCTTGACTTGATCCTTATTCAAAAGAAGATGGATGTCATCTAGAGTAAGTTGACGTTTGCGGGCTTCAGTCATCATAACTTGAAAGTCTTCCTTAGACATGTTATTCTTTTTCATGAAGTCCGCTGCCTGCGCTACGCGCATTTTATTAGCCTGTGCACGCTGAATATTAGAGCGTTCTTTCGAGAGAACCTGATTGATTCTCTGTTGTACAACGCCATCAACTTGAGCAGTCACTAACTTGGAAGAATCTGACTCTGGATCCTCTAAATCATGAGGATTAAACTCAAAGTCTTCATCTAGTCCAAGATTCTCCTTTACGGATTTCTGTGGTGCTCCACCAGAACGAAGATAGTCGCGAACATGCTCAACTAAGCCAGTATCGCTCTTCATAGCATTGAGTACAGGTACAAAAGGCTTTAGAACGTTCAGTTCTTCACGCATGCGAAGAGCCTCACGACTAGAATCTTTGTATCTCTGTTCCCAATCTGTAACTTCGGAGTCCGGTGCCCTCTGTGGAGTTGCCTGCGGTGCAGGGTCACTAGTAGGCTTTGGAGTTACCTCGGCTTGTGATAAATTATCTTGTATAGCGCCATTGACAGTATCATCTAGCGCTTCAAAAAAGTTGTCCTCAGAACCAAAGACGGCACCTTCTGCTTCATCGTCTGTTGGGTTACCTATGTCAACATTCTCTTTTGTCATATTATCTCCCTGTTTTTACTTAGGTTATAAGTTACGAAGACTCATTATTGCTTTGCAAGTTATTTATTACACTTTGTATTTGAAGATCTAACTCCTTGGATTTAGTCTTCATCTCATCTTCAGAACGCTTCTTACGAGTACCAGCTTCATTCTCCATTGTACTTCTAAGAACCTTCTGTTTAGCCTGTGTAGCGAGATATTCTTTTTCTTCACGAGTTTCAACCTCGTTCTTCTTTTTGCTTATCTCCATTTGCGCTTGCATAACTTTACCCTTGATACCTGCTTGTACAAGCTGTCTCTCAAGAGTCTCTATCGTACCTTCCTTATCTTTTAAGGCCCCTTCCATTGACTGGACTTGACCCTGTAGCTGTGCATAAGTGCTCTTACGCTCAGCAATTCTTTCTTTATCTCTCAAATCTGTCTCCGATAAAACTGCTATGTCATCTATAATGCCTAACTGGAACATATCCTTTAACTCTGCTAGATATGCCCACCTATTTATTGGAAGAGTTGAACCAGCAATTATTCTTACATCGAACTTAGCCACCTCATAATCATTCCACTTTCCTATAGCCTCTCCTAGATCATTGTACATCGGCACATTAATCTGAACTTCTCTGTCTTCTTGCAGCGCGCTTGGCTGCACGACTCTGAACACTTTGTGAGCGGTGTAGACAGACTGAGAGAATTCTTTTATAACGGTACCAAGTTGACGCAACGCTGGTTCTATACAATTTTTCAGCCACTGCTTAACCCTCCTTGTTCCATATTCATCCATAGCAAGCATACCTCTATAAGTATCATGCTGTTGCCCAGTATCGCCCTGCATCGAGGAGTATATGCCTGCCAGGTACTCCATGTCATTTTTACCTTCCTGCACTATTTGAAAGAAGGCATTGCTTAGAGGAGCGGGTTGGACTGGCGTAGGGGGCGCTGCCCCAGGGCGAATGGGCAATAAAGCTCCAGGTGAACTTGAGTACTGTTCCCAATGACCAGTATCTATGGCACCTTCTTCATGCATCCATCTAAGTGAAGAGCCCAAAGATGCATTATGCACCATAATCTGGTGCGACTTATTTATCTCTCTCTGTTTACCTATAAGGGGTGATACAGCTGAGATTGGATATGGTGTACCGGTCCACTTAAAGTGAAAAGGTATTATTGGATATTCCTGTATAGTCTCTGGTAAAGTGATATTATAAAGCATCACATCGCCAGCTACACACAACTTAGCTATCCTATTACCAAAAAACCTTACTGCATCTTCTATAGTATTTTGAAACATAGCGTCTTCAGATAGAATCTTGTACTCTTTCTCTGTAACTACCTTGTTATCAACTATGGTAGTTTTAGATACAAGTTCATTCATCAACTGCTGATTTGCAGTTTGAAGTTGGTTTTGAACCATTTCAGTTTCTTTCTTAAGTTCCAACTCCATACGCTCTGGAAGCATCTCCCCAGACTCAACTGCCTGTTGCAGCTGTTGTTGTGTTTCTAAAAGTTTTACTTCCATCTCTTGAGACATTTCCTGCATCCTAGCATCAACCTGTTTCTTAATCTCTGCCATCTGTTCTTCGGTAGGAGGAATGCGATAGAATACATTCACATAAGGTATCTTTATCTTTTCATAGAGTTCAAAATACTCTAAGAGTTCATCATGCTCTGCTGTCTCTGGATCTATAGACTCAGAAGAAGTGATATCCTTATATGTAAAGTCTTTCTGTAGATTATCAGAAGCTTTCTCAGAATAGTTATAGTCAGACTGTTCATCTGAACTAGCTTTCTTTAACTTAGCCTTATAATCTGGATACAACTTATATAAGTGTGTTTTTGGTAATACCTTACGCACAAGTATAAAAGCAGCATCTCTAAAGAGTAGATCTCGTGCTTTTGGATCTACAAAGATATCAAAAGGTTCTGGTTGTTCAATTCTTACTTCTCCCATGCCTCTGTCTGCATCCGGATCTACTACCATATGCAGCCATCCTACAGATTTAGTAATAGCATCATTAATAGCATTAGCATATAAAGATGCCCCGTCTGACCCAGCCCATATATAATCAGCCATATCACTAAAGACTGCTGCTACATTAGTATCTGATCCGTCCACTGCCACAGCCTGCCATCTCGGACTATTAGCTGTAGCATAGAAGTTCAACATCTCTGTAACAGGAGTAATCCTATTAATAGTAAATGTAGGCATACCCTGATCTTCCAGGGCTTGAAACTCTTTCTGTGTTAACTGGTTATCATTAGCAAAATCGAAAGCCTTCTGGTTAGTCTGCTCCCATTTTATCCTAGAGGCTTGATTAGACCTTTGAAAGAGCTGTCGAACTCTATCTACTTGTTTTTTACCTGGTTTACTCATTGCATGCTTTCTTAGCGTCAGCTACGCTAGCTCCCGATTGTAGTTTAGATCTCAAACACGCACTAGTCTGTCTTTGTATATGAGATTCAGTATACTTTGGCTCAAATGGATCAGGATCAGGGTATGAAGCATCAGTCAAACCTCCAGACAAAGGAGAACTTCCACCATTACCATTACCATTCATCTGAGACGTTCCATGACCAGTAGTTCCTACTGCAGATGCACTCACTCCAGAAGGCCCTCCAGACTGTATTGGCCTAAGTCCCATAGATGTAGGTGCAGCACTCCTAGTAATATCTGTCTGTTTCTTCATACCATTACCACCAAGTTGTGCTGAAGCTACTGGAGGAGCGGGTTTGCTACCTGGTGCTCCAGCCGCACCCTTTCGCTTAGCTCCAAATGAACCGACTCTCCTTGATCTACCCCTTGCATTGCTTCTTCTAGTTCTTGACATTATATTCTCCTATCTTAAAATTATTCTGGTAATTCCCAGGTTGAGTCGCCATACTCATTATCTAATAACATAATTTCTCTACCATAATCTTCCCATTTTTGCTCATTTTCATTTAACCATCTTACGGCCAAATCATAGTCACTCATTCCTTTAAAATAATCTCTATCTGCGTTCGACATATTAGAAGTAAGATTCTCTCTTGTAGTAGAACTAAAAGTTCCAGATAAACCCTTTATACTTTCACCTAGATATAACCCAGAATCAGGATCGTCTAAAACATGTATTATCTCAGCTAAACCTCTTCTTCCTTGCTGCCAGGAAAGATACTCTAAAAACCCTTTATCCCTTATACCTATATTTTTTGCCTTTTCTATTATCCGTCCCTGACCCCATAAATCTCCAGAATCTCCTTCATTAGCCTTAGTTCTATCTAGTACCTCTTTACCGTAATAAAATGCTGCATCCTCCCTATCAATATCTGGGTACTCCAACTTGTCTCTTTTTGGACTTGTATATAAATATTCACTTTGCATTAAACCATAGTGCGTATCCGTTTCCTCACCTATATTCTTTCCAAAAGTAGATTCCATAAAAGCAGCTTTCATAAGATTGCGTCTATCGTAACCAGAGTAAGTAGCAGCCTCTGAAAGATGCCGATATACTTCTTCTCTATCTTTTCTTGCCGCCATACTTCCTTCTGTGGCCAGTCTTCAGTTCTTTACCCTTACGCTGGCTAGGTATCTTTTGTGTTAAGTGTTTTGTTGTTATTATATCCATTATGCTGTTACCCATGATTTTGCTCTGGTTTTATGTTTGTAGAAATCTCCATCCTTATTCTCCTTGATACCTTGCAGTGGGTAGGCATACTTACAAGCATAAGCAAGAGCATCAATAGTATCATCATGACCCATCCTAGGTCCAAAAGTTATAACTTCTCTTTGAAGGTCATACATGTCTTTCTTAATGTGTACCGCACCCACTGAAAAGCGCTGCGCAAGGATTTCTTGGATCCTATCTCGCTTTGACATTCTATTACCTGGTTTTTCAGCAGCATACTTAATTGTGAAGTCGTTACGCCTACGCATTTCAGCCATAAGCGCTTGAAAGATTGGACGAGACATAGAAGTCTCTTCGATTGTAAAAAGGGAAGGATGATAGATGTTATTAAGCTCAAAGATGTGATCAACGATTCCCTTCTTATGATCTCCCGGGATACCGAGAACAGGGAGTGAACGCTTGCGTATATAGTTAATAACATATATATTATTATCAGGATCAACCCCGACAGTAAGTAGAACGCTGTAGTCAGAATCCCTACGAGCAGAATCTGTAGCGGGGTCAACACCAGCGAAAACATTAATTGGCTTAACGTCCCCTTCTGTGGTGTGT